TGTATGATTGTTCTATTAATAAAGTTTTTTTGTTTTAACAATAACTATTACTTATAGATTTTTTATCTGTTCTTGTAATCATATCTTGTAAAGTTGAATTATAAACATTGGCCATATTATAGATGTCAGTTGTTTTTTTACTTTCACTATATATAATTAACCATTCAACTCTTTCATCTAAAGAATCTAAATGTTTTTTCAAAACAGGTATTTCTGTTTTACAATTTATTCTTTTTGATTTTTGTTGAATATCTGTTATAGCGGCAGATTGATTAGCGTCCCAAGCACTCGGCATTAATGCTGATATGCCAGCAAGAGCTACACAACCTTGTAAAGATACTGCTAAAAATAAGTATAATATAATTTTTTTCATATTAATGTGTAGGTAGTTTAGGATCTACATCTATTTTTGTTAATGGTTTATCTGTCATTGTTTTTTTAGGAGTTTCTTCTTCCTTTTTTACAGACTTTTTCATTGACTTATAAGTTTTCTTTGCTTCACTCATAGGTTTTTCAGTTTCTTTATTTCTTTTTTGCATTAGATCTTGTAATCTTAATTTTGCTGTTGTAAGATCAGATTTAATTATAGCTTCTTTAGTTTTGCTTTCAGGTTTAGTCATATCTAATTTAGATAAATTCATTTGCATTCTTGTAATTTTATCATTTAGATTTGTTAATTGATTTGCTCCTGCAGCTTCTTCAACTGTTTCTACTTCTTCGTCAGTAATTTCGTTTAAATCTAAAGCATCTTCTCTACTAGGATCATAACTGCCATAAACTTCTTTTTGTTTACGAGCCATTATTTCTTTTTGTTTTTCAATTTGTCCTCTTAGATTAGCTGCTTTTTCTTTATAATTAGTGTCATCTTTATTAAGAGCATCTAATTCTTGTTGTAGTCTTTGTCTTTTACCTTTGATAGCACGAAGAGCATCTATGCCGCCACCTGAACCACCTTCTGTTTCAGTAATTTCTGCTTCTTCATTCTTCTGTTTTTTTTCTATAGCCTTTTGAAGTGCTGGTGGTAACTTTTTTTGGCCAGCTGTTAATTCTTCTTCTTTAACTTTTTTTGCTTCAGGTACAAAACTTTCAGCTTCAACATAACCTTTTGCTTTATAATCTGCTAATTTTTCTTTTGGTATTCTGATTACTTTTTCTTTATTACCTGGCGCAGCTACTAAAGTTGTTTTTGAATCTTCTGGTTTTTTAGGTTTGATTTCTTCATTTTTAGCATTATGCATTTTATCTATCTTATTAAAAAATGCTTTCTTCTCATCAGGTGTCATTGAACCAATACCTTTACCTGTTTTTTCTAATTCTGCTTTAAATATGGCCTGGTAATCATCACTTAATCTTTTGATAGTTTCTGATATACTGCCTGGTTTAATTTCTAAATATCTTGTCATTATTCTTTTCCTTTTACTTTTTTCGCTAAATCACTATCAGCACCACCCCAAGTTCCTGAAGATTTAGTTACGAAACTGTTAACTCTAGCAAACGCCCACTGATGCTGACCTGCACCTGGCCTATGCCCACCTTTCCAAGCTGCCATACCTCTATCGTATACTTGTTTAAGTATTGAGTACGGCATACCTGACTTATCTGCCTTTTTTTGTAAAGCAGCTATTGCTTCTACTAAAGCTCTAGCTCCTTCATTAATATTTCTACTTGTTAATTCTTTTATAGATTGTGATGGACTTTTTCCATAAACTTTATAACCAGGATTTTGTTTTAAAAATTCTCCTATTTGTTTATTTAATTCTGTTTCATCATAAGCTTTAAAATCTTTATGTTTAGTAGGAGAATCATCACTATGAAACACTACATATTGTTTTATACTAGGTTTTTCTTGTAATTCTACTTCTTCTTTTTTAGTTTCTCTTTGTTTTTTCATTATATCAATTAATTCTTGTTCTTGTTTCTTAATTGACATATCTAATTTTTGTATTTGATCTGCTATAGAGTTTTCATCGCCAGTGGCTTGACCAGCCATAATAGCATTATATTTGTCTTTTAAATTTTGTTTTTTATCTTTTGCTAATTTAAGATCACCTTTTCTAGTATCTATTTCTTTAAATTGGCCTTCATTTAATTCTACAAATTCTACTATATCGCCTGACTCAGTTACATATCCTTCTGGTACACAATTAGGAACCATTCGGTCTCCTTTTTTCTTCATACCTACTTTTTTATAACCTGTCCAACAAGCTTCTTCTAATTCTGTTTCTTCATACTTTGTTGTTACTTTATAACCTTTTGATTTATAAAATTCCATAGCTTTAGTATCATCTTTAGGAAATCTTACGTGAGCTGAACCATCTGTCATATCTATAGTTCTTTTTTCATCTGATTTAGTATTAGTTTTATTTACTTCTTCTATACTAGGGTCAAAACTGCCATAAACTTCTTTTTGTTTACGAGCCATAAGTTCTCTTTGAGTTTCTATCTCTTTTCTCTTTTGTGCTGATTTTTCTTTATAACTAGGGTCGTCTTTATTAAGAGCTCTTAATTCTTTTTCTAATTGTTGTCTTTTAGCTTTGATAGATCTCATTTCATCTGTAGCCTTATAATTGGCTTGGTGTTCTGGATCAGTGGCTTTTCCGCCATATGCTTGTTTTTCTTCTATCAATCCATTAAATTTAGCTGAGTCATAAGCTATTTTTTTAGCTTGTGCTTCAGAAGATACTTCATCTGATTGTGTAAAATCTTCAGGATCATCTTCATTGTCGTGGTAGACAAAGTAATTACCTATTTTTCCTTCGCCGTATTGAGATGTAATTTTATGAAAATAACCTATGTGCTTACCTTTATAAAAAATATCTGTGTCTGCTCCATTTTTTTTAGTAGTAACTTGACTTATGTTTTCTTCTATTTCTACTTCTTCTTCTTTCACTTTATCAGCAATTTTATGTGCCTTAGTAATAGTAGATTTTTTTAATGGAGGTGTATCGCCTGTTGCTTTCATAGCAGCGGCCATACCAATAGCATATGGATTTTTAGGTTCTTCTGTTAAAGGCTCTTTAATCACATAACCTAGTTTTAAATGTTTTTCTAAATCTTCTCTATCTATTGTAATTTCTTTTTGGTCACCTTTAATAGAAATCATTTTATATTTGGTTACTTTAGACATATCTATTGCTTCGGCCATACCTTCTAAACCTGGTACTTTAACACTTGTTATTTTAACTGGTGCTTTTCTTACTCTTAATATTGAACCAGCTCCTGTTGAAGCAAATGGTATATTTTGTTTTTGTAATTTTTCTAAATCACCATCTTTTAATTTAAACAATATATTTTTTAACTGTTGATATTGTGCTGTAGTAATTGTTTTACCTTTTAATGGATCGTATTCTTTTTTAAGAGCAGCAATTTGAGTATCTGTAAATTCTTTTAATTCTATCTGTTCGCCTAAAACTTTTTTAACTAATGCTGGATTTAATTTTAATTCTTTTGCTATATCTTCTGATGATTTACCATCTTGTTGCATTTGGTAAATTTTTTCAAAAGTGTTTTCTTCTAAGTCAAAAGACTCATTCATGCCTGGAGTATATTTTAAATAATCGTGCACAGACGTTATGTAATCTTTTGCTTTAGTAATTTTAGATTGTACCCAAGCCTCTAAAGGATTACCAATGTCCGATTTGCTTTGTAACATAGAGGAAATAGCTAATGCCTTATCAGCAGTAGATTCTAACTCAGAACGTGCCATTGATATTTCGTGGTCTGAATTATCTTTTTCTAGTATTTCAACTTGTCTATATGCTTTTTTTGATTCTGTTATAAAACTCATATTATTTGTTAGCGTAATCTTTAAAAGATAACATCTTACCTTTGACTTCTTCTATCTTAGACTTTTAATTTTCGCCATACCTTTCTCTATATTTATCTATTGTTTCATTTGAACTGGCCCATTCCTCTATATCCTGAGTCGTTATCTTCTTTAAATTATCTTCAGTTTTACTTGGTTCATACGTAGTACCTTTGTAATTAGGATCATAACCTGGTTCACCTGGTGTTGTTTTTGATGTATGTTGAGCATAGTCGTGGCCTATATCATACGATTCTTTTTTATCTGTTGTCATATTCAATAATTCTTTCTTAAATTCACCAAACATCTTTTTATATTTTTGAGTAAATTTGCTTGTTTTAGTTTTTGCTTCGTCATCGCCTGGAGCTGGTGTATAAGGACCTTTACTTGTATCTTGTGATCTGAAGTGAGCAGCTCTTTTTTCTTTATCTGATTTTGATAAATCTTTGTAATATTTTTTAGGTTGTGTTCCTGGTTCTTTCTTTACATCTCTATCTTGTGGTAATTTTGTATCTTCTTTTACCGATACTGCTTTAAATCCATAGTCAATATCTAAATTGTATTCTCTTACAATTACTTCTTTATTAGCCGATATTGGTACACAATCCCAAATCCAAGACTTATGTAAATTATTATTTGTATCTTCTAATACAATGTAATTTGTTCCTCGTCTTATTACTTTTCCTTTTATATCTGATTTACAATTATGAGCTTGTTCGCCTATATTGAAAATCATTTCTCTAATATATAAATCTCTTACTTGTTGTGCTTCAAAAGTTTCTAGACTCGCTATTGGTTTCATATCTGTTCCTCCGTAAGCGTCCCAAGCTGATTCATCTTCTGTATCTCCTACAAATGTGGTTAACCCCATGCCTTTTCTTATATCAAAAAATAATTGTTTTATTTCGTTATCTGATAAATTTCCTGGCACACCTCTTTTAAAATTTTTAAAGTCTCCTCTTTTAACATAATCTCTTAATTTACTAGCGCTCATTCCTGTTACGCCTTCTTCATCAGGATCTCTTTCACCGGCTGATACTACATTTATTTTATCAAAATTATAGTAACCGTGTCTATTCTTTTCATCATTATATTTTTTTAATATGTTTTCAAATTCTCTTACTCTATCACTGCCTACAACCATAGTTATAGCTCTATAGCCCATATTGTAAATTTTTGTTGCTAATTCTAACACCATATTTGATGGCATAACCATTATATTACTAGCATAACTTTTAAATATTTTTGTCATGTATTTTAATTTATCAGACGGTGATAATGGATTTTTTACTGTGTCTTGTGATCTACTTAAAAATATTTTAAAGTCCATACCTTGACTGGCCACTTTTTTTATTAATTTTTCATGACCTATTGTAGGCGGATTAAATCTACCAAACGTAAAGGCAAAAGATTTATTAGTTGCTTCAGTCTTAATTGAATCTAATTCTGTATCTGTAATCTCACCATCTTTTATTATATCTTTTAATGCTTTATAGAAAGTTAGATAATGGTATTTCTCTAACATCTTATATACAACATTTTTAGGTAATTGATTTTTTCTACCAAAGTTTTTTATTTCTTCTGGTGTCATATCAGTGGCAAATGCTGTTGCTCTGTCTTTTAAAACTTCATCACCTATGGCCACTAAATGATTAATACTATCTTCTACTTCTATAACTTTTGAATTTATAATTTCTTGTAAATCTAATACATCATTAGGATTTAATTCTTTTAATTCTCTATAATCTATAAGGTCTCTTTTTAATTCGCCTTGTACTACGTCAATCTCTTTTACTTTCTTCTCAAAGTCAGCGGCATAACGTTTAGCATCAAACTTAAATTCTTTTGCTTTTCTTATAAATGTATTACTCTTAATATCAAATACAGCATCAGCCATTTTATCGTTTGTTTCTTTTACGTTTGGATCTGTAATGATATAATAGTTAATAGGATGTTTTGTGCCAGGTACCAACGTACCATTTATATTTCTTAATGACTTAGCTAATTCTTTTCTGACCACATCTCTATCAGGTAATGGCACATCAAATAAAACATTTACATCTAAATCAGCATCATCTCTATATGTTTTTGTAAGTATAGAACCTACTAAACTATATTTTAACACCGGCTTTATTTCATTGAATTGTTTAATTTGATTGTTTATAATATCTAATACACCTTGTTTTAGTTTTGGATTATTCGTATCAGCATCATCAAATACACCTTTAGCATATGTTCTTCTAGGTATATCTATTACTGCTTCTTGTATTAGTCTAAACATCTTTTCTTCTCGCCATTCTTTCTTTTGCCATCCATCTTTTAGCAATATAACTTTTAATTGGCGTATTTAAATATCTTCTTACTATAATATTTACTTTATTCATTGTTTGTGTAATTAATTCTTGTTCTGATTTACTGTTATCTACAACTATAAAATATTCCATACCAAAAAAGTTTTGAAATTTACCAATATTATTTTGCACACGTTGCCAAGATGTTCTTGTAACATATTCTGGCACTGTTCTTTCTCTTTTAGCATTTCTTTCTAATGCCACTTCTAAACTTGTATTTACAAATATCATATAACAATCATAACCTAATTGTTTTAATTGACTTGCTTGATTGTGTATTACATTATAATCTCTACCTGTTGCATCTACTACTAAACCTAATCTACCTTTTACATAAAGAGAAGCCTGATTTTCTGCTTTAGCTTTTGCTTTTGTTCTTAACATATCTCTAAAATATTGTTCTTCATCAGGTAGTGTTAATGATAATCCAGCATCTCTTAAACTTTTTTCAAAAAATATATCTGAGTTTACAAACTTTAATCCTGTTCCTGTAAATACATTTCTTGCTACAAATGATTTGCCTGAGCCTGGCCCGCCTGCTAAAAAGAAAGCCTTAAAGATACCTGGATCGTATAAGCCTTCTGAAAGTATTTGTTCAAACGATTTCACTAGCAATTCCACTTTCTTAATGCCAATGCCTTACGAGTCGGTCTACCCTTTTCGTCTTTCATTGGGCCTGGATTACCAGACATACGAGCACAGAATGACTTACGTCTATTATATGCCTTGCCACCTTTTTTTAATTCAGATGGTTTTTTTGTTACAGGTGCTTTTAAATTACTGCCATCTTTACGATTAAAGTAATCTCTACCTTTTTGTGTTAATCCGCCACTCGGACTTTTCAGGCCTTTGGCATCTTCGTTTATAAATTCTTTAAATGATTTCATATTATCCCTTTACCCAATCTTTGGCTATTTGAAAATTGGCTCTGCTAAACTCTAGCCTGTCTACAAGTTTAACGGCACCCCTCACTCTATCAACGGCCACATATCCTTCTGGATTTGTTACTCTAAATCCATCTGGTGTTCTTATAAAATGGCCTATTGCTTGTATTTGATTTAACTTACGTATTAAAAAATTCTTTGCTCGTTGCAATGATATATGTGTAGCAATAGCAAAGTATATTGAAATTTTATTTTTGTCTATATAATCTAAACCACCATCTCTTATTTTTCTATATTTGTTTTTCGTTTCTTCTTTTGAAACAGCATCAACTTCTTGTTGCAACATATTAGCGTAATATGATCTAAACATTTCTATTAACTCTCTTACTTTGGCCATATCGCCTTGTGAGTTTTTTATATAATAATTGAAAAAAGTTTTAAGTTTAAAACCTACTGCTAAAGGATCTGTGCTATTAAAATCATTCAATATAGATTCTGACTTGTATAAAGAACCTTCAGCCATTGCTATAATATTATCAAATTGTGCCATTTCTGATTTATTAAATGTTGCTGAACCTGAAGCATCTTTGTAAGTGGCGTCTGTTACAAACACTGATGAAAGTGTAGGAAATCCTCTTATTGAACCAAAACTAGCTTTTAGACTATTCATTTTGTTACCTGAATATAATGTATGAAATACAATACCTAATCGAGCACGTGATATTTTTTTACCTATTTCACTATTAACGGCAACGGCATATGTGATTGTGTTTGGTGTAAATGTATAATAATCTTGTTCGTCTATTAAAGTTGTTTTAACATCACCTTTTGTAAATAATAAATCGCCTTGTAATATGCCTGTAATACCTAATTTAGATAACTCTCTTAAACAAACAATAAGTTTACTGGCTAATGGGCCATCGTGATTTTTTAATATATCACCTGTTGAGTAATTGATTTTTGGATTTACGTTGAATATAGATTTAGTACCAACAAAGAATTTGCCATTTTCAGGATTAATACCACAGATAACAGCAGGCGCACCGTCCCATTTAACAGTTACGTTAAGTCGGCCACCTGTATGGCCTGTCAGCATTTTTTTGATTGACTTTAGAAAGTTAACGGCATCTTTACCGCCCTTAGAACCTCTATCTATTATAGAGTCCTCTAAGTGTTCCAAATGGGTATTCGTACCCTTTGTAATAAATCCCTTAAAACTAAACATACTCCTCTCATATTTCCCATAAATAAAATCAAACTAACCATACACTATATCACTTAATACTATTTATAATTACTTAATATTGTCACACAAAAATTTTGGTATACCACCATTAGATTGCCATTGGCGGTTAGCATTTTGAAAATCTACCAGTTTAGATATATCTTCTTCAAAGAAAGACTGTCTTATAATTGTACCTGTTGGTTGTTCAATGGCCTGCCAATGAATGTTACCTTTGTTCTTAATCATCTTCTTTTCATAAGACAATTGTTCACCTAGGTGGCCAGGTCTCTTATCGCCTCTATGAAATCTAACTTTTTGTTTTTTCATTATTGTATATTCATGTCCCAAGATATAATTTGTTTTACTTTTTTAGTTTCTAATGGTGGACTAAAATGGTTTATAAATCTAGGCACAACTACTATTTGTCCTTCTTGTACTGGAAGCGGATAGTAAATTGTTCTGTCTGTAATATAATCATTCCAAGGTTGAATATAGTTTGTAACTGGCGCTCCTTTAGGTAATTGTAAATAAATTATACCTGTTAAACCTATTGTGCCATGGTTGTGAGGTGAATGATATTCGCCTTGTTTGTAAGTCACTGACCATACATCTATAACCGCCAAGTCTTTTTTAATTTTTTGACTTAACATATTAAGTTCTTCTCCTAATACATTAGTAAAAGCCTCTACTAAACCTGTTCTATCACTTTGTCTATTTGTTTGAAAAGTTTGTATACCATGTTTTTTATCTGGATAAGATTTAAATAATTTTATTAAATCTTTTCTTTTTGTACTCCAGTTTAAAGCTGGAATAGTATAGAACGGTATATTAAACAATGTTTCTTGTATCATTTATTCCTTTATAGTTTTTAATACTGTATCAAAATTTTCTTGCACAGTCCAATTATTATCTTTAGACCAAAGTGTAACCTTTGAGCCTTCTTCTAACACGTTTTCAAAGATTACTCTTACGTGTTCTACATCTATTGCTATCTTTTTTCCTTCAAAAGGAACCGAAGCGTTTGTAAACACTTTAAAGTTTGCCATTTTTTCTCCTATATTTTAAAATCCGAAAACTTATCATAACTAGTTTTTGGAGTGTTTGTTGTTTGGTTACTATCTACTATGTTCTGAGCATTGTTAGATACATCATACAATCTCATCTTAGCTCTATCTACACCTACAATAAAGGCACGATTAATAGATGGATCGTTATAACGATTCTTTAATTGTTTAATTTTCATTTGACCTAGTGCTTCAAGTTCTTCATTTGATATAAGAGCAAACATAAAGTCGGCCGTTGCTGGAAGACCAAACGATTCAGAAGTATCTTCTAAACCAATATCTGTGCTTACGAAACCTGTTCTTGTTGTTTGTGTAGCACTAAAGATTGGCACATTAAACTCAACTGCAAGTCCTCGTAGTTCCTCGGCTATTGCCTTAATGAAGAAGTACGAAGAAATATTACCACCTTTAAATCTACTACTTGAACAAATATTTAGGTAGTCAATAAAGATAACATTTGGTCTAAACGATTTCTTTAGAGCAAGTTCATTGAGTAATGCTCTAAAATGGCCAGAGTGTGCTGATGCCGTAGGATATTCTTTTATAATTAATTTACCAGCAGTCTTGTTTCTAATTTTTGTAATCTTATCATCATATAATTGTTTAGGCATAGAATGTAAATCATCCATAGTTACATCTAATAGATTGGCGTCAATACGTTCTGCTATACGTTCTTCTGCCATTTCTAAAGTAATATATAATACATTTAAACCTTGTGTTAAAAAACTAGAAGCACAGTGACACATAAACAAAGATTTACCAACACCAGTGCCTTTATTGTAGGTGTAGATAGAGCTAAGATGAGATTGTATGATGTATCTAATAATGCTCAGAACATAGTAGATAGTAACCAAAAAGAAATACCAGTAAAAACTAGCTT